TGCTTTCAAATCTAATTCTCTTTGTTTTAATTGCACTAACGGATCCATTTTTTGATTACCTGCTTCTTCTTGAGCTAATCGAGTTGTAATTTGAGCAATACGTGCTGCAATCATAGCATCTACTCTAATTTTTGCTGCTTCGGGATCTGCTTCTAACATTTGTTGTAATTCAGGATTGTTTTGAATCTCAGCTCCAACTTCACCTTGGGCTAATAAACTAACATGTTGAGAGACATGTCCTTGTAATAAGGCATAGACCATTGGATTAATTTGAACCATTCGGGTTCCTATATAAGCTCTATGAGCTTGAATATGTGCTTCATGATCTTGTTCTGGAAAAGCCACTGCAATTTTCATTTGTAATGATTCAGCATTTTCGATTGCTGGATCTTTTGGCATTGGTTTTTCTTCAGGTTTTAAAATATTATCAATTTCTTTAGTACCTAGAGCTTCATAAACTCTTCGATATGCTTCTCTCAAATTATGTAATTGAGGATTAGACATTGCAATTTTTAAATTTTCATTTGCGAGTGTAACTCTTTGACTTAAACTGTAGATATTTGGATCTGCTACTGGAATAACGTCTACTTGATCATCAAAATCTTTTTCTTTGACCATACGATCTGCTCCATAAGTAGAATATGGATACACAGGTGGTAAATAGGTTTGAAAAACTTTAGCTAAGAGTCTAAATTCAACTCTCATTGCATAATAACAACGCTTGTGAATAGCTGTCATGACTCTAGAACCACGTTCCAATAATGCCATTGTGCTACCAACATTACGATTTTGAGTGTCATTTCCGGTAGCCATATCGGTAATAGCAGCAAATCTTTGTCCCGCAGCTACTACAAAACCTAAAAGTTGGAATAATGTTGCAGAGGGTTCTTTAAAAGGCAACATTTGGAACTGATCTTTGATATTTCCTCCTGGAGCATCAACATCTCTAAATTCTCCTGGTTGAAAAGGCTGTTCATCGTCTCTAATTCGAATTCCTCGTGATTTAAAACCAGCAGGAAGATTTGAAAGTGTTCCAGCATCTAATAATTGTCTTAAAGCTTGAGTTGCTGTCTTAGAAAGACCTCCAATCGTGTGAATTAAGCCTAATCCGTAAAATCCTAGTCCTGGTAAAAATTTATAATGAACAAAATACTCAATTCTTTTAAAAAATTCATCGTCTGGTAAGTAATTACGATAAATTGACAAAATTTGGCCTGATCCTTCATCAACAGTTACAATATATGGGATTTTAACTTCTTTTTTAGAGTCTTTATTTTCAAATTCTTCTAAATTCAAATCAACATGCATTTCTAAAATGTTATAATTGTCCGAACGATCAGCTGAAGGAGTAATTCCTTCTAATTCTTGGTATTTTTTTTCAATTCTATTGTCTTCAGGAGTAACCGGCTTTAGTTCAATGTCTCTATAAAAACCAGCTTTCTGTTTTTTTAAAATATCATTCTCACTCATTTTTAAAACATGAGTAATTCTTTCACATTCTAGTAAATCAGTTGTGTAATAAGGAACCACTAAATCTTCAGCGGGAATAAATTTAGCTACTGCTCTTTGTTGAAGTTCATCATAGTAAATTTTTTTAAATGCCGATCCTGCTAAAGGTAAATAAAATAATAATTGATCCATGTCCGGAGTATATTCTTCCATTTTCTCCGTGATCATATAATTCATAAAAGCTTGCACCCGTTCTGCTTGATTAGTTTTCGCGTCGGTTTCATCTCCAACTACTTTACATTTTACAGGCCCATCAGGCGGTAATAATTCTTTATATGCTTGTGCTTGAAATTGTGTAACTGCTTCTGCTAATAAAGGGTGAGTTACATTAGCTGACCCTTTGAATGGTCTTGTTAATACGGTTTGTTTAAGTCCTAAAAGATCTAAGCCTATAGTATATCCCTGCTCCCAATCTTTTCTGGTAATTTTATCTTTTTTAAATTCTGTAACTAATGTTGAGGACAAACGTTGTAAAACACGTTCATCTAAATTCTCTGCAATGTTTTCGTAAAAGTCTACTGCTTGTTGTGGAGCTTCTTCAACAGGCTCCTCACTAGCTTTTTCCACTTCAACAGCAACTTCTTCTTCTGTCGTAGGGCCTTTTTCTTCCACGATTTCAGTTTGTCTCTCAACATCAGCCATGTTATTTTTTCTATTTCTAAATTAGTAGGTTTCAGTACGCAAAGAGCCGATTAATTTAGTTTTAATAAATGCACCACCGGAAGCTTTCTTAACATCTTTTTTCTTCCAGTCTTTGCTTCTTTTACCCCAATCTCCATAAGATTCATCTCTTGCAACTTTTTTATCATGCTTGGTTTTTTTCTTACCAAGTCTCATTCCAATAGATTCATCTTCGTGAGCGTAGATACCTTGTTTAGCTTTGATAGATCCACCCTTGTTCCAAAATTTGTACCAAGGCTCCTTCTTTTTCCAAACATCAGCACCTTCTTGAGATACTCCTCCTTGCTTAGCGATTTTACTTAAGCCTTTGTCCCATTTTGCAATATTTTCTGCAACTTTAGTTCCAGAAGGAAAAGTAATTTTTTCTCCAGGTTTGCTAGGAATTTTCCAACCAGTATATCTCTTTAACTTGGATGTTTTCCCTGCTGCACCTGCGCCTAACATTTTAGAAGCACCGTAAGCCACACCTGCAATAGCTGCCGCTTTACCAACTTTTTTTAATGTTTTTCTTAGACTCATGTTTTTCTCCTTATATATAAGTTCTTTCGAAGCCCTATCTTACCATTTAAAAAGGTTAACTACTAGACCACCCTCTTTTTTGTATAATTTGAAAGGTTGTCCTAACATTTCTGGAGTGATTTTTAAAGCAAATACTTCATAATAATTTCGAACGTCATCTTTTGGAATATATTTCACAGTTTGCGTCGATGCTGCAAAAGCCTCGGCTTCAGCCTGGGTCTCAAATGCAGCTACATGCTCTTTAGATCCTTTTATATTCAATTCAGGTTTTCCTTTTCTTGTTTCAATAACTTTATAAGGTTTGTTAGGATCTGACAAGGAAATTCTAATTGTTTTAGCTTCGGAATTATATTGTTTGGCTAGATCTATCATTCTTTGAGGTAAAACAGCGGTTTGTTTAACATTAGTTTGTTTCCCTTTTAAAAGTAAGCCGGGAATACCCGCCTTTCCTTTAGCTGTACCATAAAATTCTAAATCTCCAAGTTTAACTTCACGCTTTAAGCCGTGTAATTTTTCTACAGGATTAATAGCTACCCATTGGACATTACTTTCTGCTCCGGTTTTAGCCACATGTTTAATCATATGGTCTCCCCATTGATCTCTTTGAATCATAGGAAGATACCCTATCTCATCCGAGTGACTCGCTGCTCTTTTAGTCGCTAAGTTAATACTATTAATGGTGTTCATTTTAATATCTCCATAGACTCGTCTTAATTCATTTAATTTTCTAAAATCCTTTTCTGTCATTTTAAGACCTTTATTCGTAAGTGCATTCATTTGTTCTCTTAGCGTTCTTAAACTAATATTGGCTTGTAAAAATTCTCCTTCTCGATTGAAAGGATTAAAACGTTCATTAGGTTCTGTAATGCCTTGCGTTTGTTTTCTATTGCTTCGAATCGCTCTCATGGCGCTTTGAGCATAGTCCGCTTGTCCTTCATGAATCATAAAAACTTTTTCACCCCCGTCAGTTGTTCGTTGTCCATAACGTACATGATAAATTTGGTTATTAATTTCTTTGTTACCTACTCGTTCATAGTGAGAAGGTGAGATATTTTTACCCCAAGGCATACTTTTTGGATAAACAATAAGATCTTCAATATAACGCTCATCTCCATGCGTTCGATATTCCATACGATCTCCGTATCGAGTGGTTCTCTCACTTTTTTTGATTCGATTAACTTGTCTTAAATAATCTGTTACCTTTTGTTTTTGAAGATTGAGTGCAGTGGTATCTATAAAAGCTGGCACAGGAATCGCTTTATTTTTTGCACTAAAGGCATTTTTAAATTGTGTACTGGTATGTAATAAATCTGTCAGACTTTCTTCTAAATTTTTAAGTTGTTCCTGCTGTTTACCTATTGATACGTTAGGACGATTAAAACTTTTTGATACAGTTAATAAATCATCTGTAATCTGACCTAAAGTATCATCAATGTTAGCTATTCCAGGTTCATTAACTAATTTTGCAACATTAGCTTTGGCATTTTTAATTTGGTTTAACGTTGATGTAATGACCGGTGCCATCTCTTTACCGGCTTGTACGGTATCTTCAAATCTAATGACTTTAAAATTAACCGCAGGGGATTTAACAACTTTAGTTAATAAATCTTCTTTAGATACAGGAATATTCATTTTTCTTGCATTAAAAAGATAACCTCCTACTAATTCATTGCTTTTATTAAAATTTGCAATATTAGCATCAAATAATTCTTCTCGATCAATTCTCATTTTAACTTTTTCAAAACCCGGTGCTGTGGATCTTAGTGTCGCCATTCGATTATGATTGGCAAATTCATTAATCCATTGTTGTGCCGATAAAGGTTTTTTAGAAGGATGGGTTGCAATAAAATCGTAGAGGGCTGATCCAAATCTTCCTTTTCCAGATCCTTGAGTTAAAGGAGTAGCTGCCGCTTTAGCTGAAAAAATATTACTAGCACTTTTAACATTAACCGGGGGAAGTTTCTCAACCGTTTGCATAGCATTAAAGGTTTCTGTTTTACCTGATTTAATAATTTCATCTACTTTGTCGATGACTTTAGGTTCCGTGATCCGTGGAGGAGGAACCAAAGCTTTACTTTTCCCTAAAGGTGTTTTTGTTAATTCAGGAACTAAGTTTAAAAAAGGAAATCTTTTTTTGAGTAAATACCCAACCCCCGCGATACCTCCTACAGTGACCGCGGCTCCCGGTACCCAAGAGTGATCTTTACGAGGTTTAGTAAGAATGCCATCTTTAGACTTACCAACCTTATATTGTTCAATAGCCTCTTCTAAATTTTTATTAGCCATTATAGTAAATCCTTGTCTACGTTTTTACCGATGACAATTTCTCCCCCTTCGCTACGATTTGTAACTTCGCCTTTAAGATTTACTTTTAGTTTATATTTATCAATTAATTCTTTTCTAGCTGAGGTGTAAGCTGAATTTCTGCTCAAGCCGGCTGCTTGATTTTCTTTATAAAGATTTTCAAATATCTTTTGAGCTCTTTTCCCTACTCTAGCCTTTTTAAAGACCATATTTAAAACGGGAAGTCCAAATTTAAATATTGACATGTGTTCTCCTAATAATAAACAAATTTTTTGTTTGCCTGTGCTTCTTTAATTTCGTCTTCATCCGTATAGGTCGAAACAAAATATCCTTGTCGATATCTTAACACAGCTTGGGTTGTACTATCTACATAGTCATCATATTCTCCATGAGGAAAAGCAGCACATTCTTCAATCACTTCTTGAGCAAACCGAGCATTCGCTGGATACCAAACCTGACCCGATTCAAACACCGGGGATACTGCATTTACCCGTGAATGTTTATCTTTTCCTTTACTAGGAACAAAATCAATAACTGGAATTCCCATTCGTCTAAACTCTTGTAAAAGGGGCTGACCCGTGGCTTTTGCTTCAATAATCACGGACTCTGGTTGCCAGTATCTATATTGTTCTAAAGCAATAGCTTTTAATTCAGGAAAATCCCATTTTCCTCTCATAGCATCTAATAGGAGTAAAGCATCAGGTTGATTCTCATCAGGTTGAAAAACAGCCCAACTTGTAATAGCTGAATAATCTGCTGTTTCTTTTTTCGAAAATGCTGTATCATAAGATTGAATAACATGTTTAAGTTTAGGTATGGCATATTTCCAAGGACGCCACCAATCTCGTTTAAGGATTGCTCCTTCTTCAGAAGTGGGTTCTTGCATATATTGAGCCGACCAGTTACGAATTGAAATTGAAGCCTTCACCTTTTCTAACTCATCTAAAGACCAGTATTCAGGCCATACCGGGGAACCTGATGGTAATATTGCTGGGAATGATATTTGTTTCCATTTGTCTGCTTTGGGTTCTGACTGCATACGTAATAGACGTCCTGTTAGATCATCTTCCGCCCATCTGGTCATCACTAAAACGATGGATCCGCCGGGTTGTAAACGCTGTCTTGGGCCGCTAGTATACCATTCATAAGCTCGTTCCATTGCGTTCTCTGACCAAGAATCTTGTTCCGTGTGTGGATCATCAATAATCAACAAGTCCGCACCACGACCCGTGATTGCTCCACCAACACCAGCTGCAAAATATTCTCCGCCATAATTGGTTTCCCATTTTCCTTTTGCTTTTGCATCTTCTCTTAATCGAACATCTCCGAAGATTTGTTTGTATTCAGGAGTATCTAATAAGTTTCTAACCTTACTACCAAACCTAGTTGCTAATTCTGTATTGTGAGAAACCTGCATTAACTTCATCTTAGGATTTCGTCCCATAAGCCAAGCTGGAAAATAAACAGAAGCAAATTCAGATTTTGTATGACGCGGGGGCATATTTACAATTAAACGTTTTGCTCTATCTCTAGAAATAGAAGTAAACTCATTAGCTATAATTTGATGATGTCCCCACTTTGTTTTATCTTTTGTTTTTCTATAAATAAATTCAGGCCATACATTTTTTACAAAATATAAAAAATTATCTTGGCATAACTTAATATGTTCAATCCAAGTTTTCTCTACTCTATCCCGTAATTGATCTAAAGATAAAAGGTCAGTCTTATTCATATTGTTTTAAAATTTTAAAAAATTTTTTAGTAGGAGTCCCATATTGTTTTATACCATACTGCGTGTCTATTTCTTGCTTAAATCCAGCCCGTCCGAAATACAACTTACACTAGAACGTCACCACAACATATAGTAGTTATTAACTTATGTCTATCTACATCTTGGTACCTCTATGGATTGGTGACGACCTGCGATGGTGAGCTGCTGTCAGCTGCCTGTGAAGGATTCTATTGTGATTGTGTAGTATTTACGTAAAGAAAAAGGCAAGGCGATGTTAATCGCCTTGCCTTATGTTATTTATTATTCGCCAACTATTTGATTGATTAAAGGTTTTAAGTTGTTAATTACTTTAACCTTTAACTTCTCAACAACTGGGTCATTAGGATATTCAAGAAGTATTTCTTCAATAGCACTCTCAACTTGTTTATATAACAGTTGATAGTTTATCTTCTTCTCTACTAATGGTTTATCAGTTGCAACATCAACTTCATTTGAGTTAGCACGAGTTAGATTAGATTTAGCTAAAGTAATTAAACTATTGGTCATTACTTACCACTTTATAATCAACCTTGATTTCAAGTGTAGGCATCTCAACTAAAAACTTCATATAGATTTTAGGATATGCTACCTTAAATGCACTAACATCAAAACGTTTAGATGTCTTTTTTATCCTTTGAGCAAAACCCTCATACACTATACCATTGTGTTTAACACCAGCTAATATATGAGCATTTGTTTTTTCAAAGTATGGAAGTATTTCATTTTTTAACTGCACTTCCAATTTACCTTTTTCTCGTCTATCAGTTTTTATTATTCCATAGTTGAGTATTACTTCTTTTTCTTTAATACCAACTTTTACTTTTTTGGAAATATCTGCTTTGACGATTTGCTTTGTTGCATTGGTCATTTGCTTTTTTCCCTTTCTACTTACATTAGTGTAAGTATCTAATTCGTATCATATCCCACGAATTTAGCAAGGATTAAAAACTAATAACTTCTGCAACCCACAATATATAAATTAATATAATTGGAGATATATAAACAATGAAACTCATTTATTCTCAGGCACGGAAGCTTGGTAACTTGAACTTCGGCTGCGTAGAGCTGCAACCCAACCCAACGTAGCGTAAAACAACGAAGAACGAGGAACGAGAAACTATTTTTTATATTTCTTCTTATCATACTTTCTCTTTATCCAATAAAGATTGATTGATTTTCTAAAGCTGTTGCCTGATACTATCCTGAACTCTCTTGGCAATTCTCCTTTGCTTCTCTTAAATTGGGGACGAGAAGCACCAACCAGCGTGTTGCTGTTGTCTCTGAACTTTCTTCTAATCATCTCTTTGTGAACGAGGAACGTGCAACGGTATTGCCGTTGCACGTGTTGGCATTAATCAACAAATCTCAAACCCACCACTTTGCTCACAAAACCGAGCGAACTCTTTAACGTTTGCCACGCTAAACGGATAATGCGAAGCAAATTGTTCTTTGTCTCGCATTGTATTCCACGTCTCGTAGTGATGTTTAGGATAATCACGAGGTGCAATATCTTTCAGCTTGTGTTTCTTCTGCCACGCTTCAATCTCTTTAGAGATTTTTTTATTATGCATTTCCATTTGCTTACGTTCTTTCTCATAACGGTCTGCATATTCTTTGGTGTGTCCAGATTTAATAAGATGAAACAACTGCTTTGCAATTTGTGTTGCTTCTTCGTCTGTCGCCCCGTGTCCACTATTCTCGTCCCAACCTTTTCCGTCCGTGACTTTCGTGAAACGTATCACGTAGTCAGCAAGAGGACGCCACCACCAAACGTTATTTCTAAAATAAAAGCCAACGTTTTCGTTTTCGAACTTTGCCATTTCTTCGAAGTAGGTTTCTACTTCAGCTTTGTCATCAAAGTTAAGTGGTCTGATTGGTTTAGGACTTTTTAGTTTTGGATTTTTTCCATATACGTCCATACCCATAATGTTCACACTCCTTTCAACTCCCAACTTTATAAGATTATAAATTAAAGTCAAACGGAATTTGGAATTAGTTCACAGGCACCACCCCCACCTGCCACGCAGCCCCCAGCACTCCTGACTGACGCCGCTTCCCGTGCGAAACTTAATAAACGGCGTGGCGTAGCTTGGGTGACAATAACGTAACGTGCCCGGCAGTCTGCAGCGGGGACTTACAAAATCATTATTATGACCAGAAGGGTGAGCAACGTAGCGTTCGGCTTCCAGAGAAGACTTCCAACAAACAGGACGCTGAGCGTGAGGAAGCTCATGCGGCACTCCGATCTGCCAGGATCTCCTGAGCTCTGACCTCAACGGCATACCATGCCAGCTGGTTCTTCAGCTGCGTAATGCTGCCGGCATCCTTCGCGATCCGAGCAACTAAATCCATAAGCTTGAGGCCTTCGTCCCGGGCGTGCTCATACAGCAAGTTCCAAATCTCTTCCTCGTGATCATCATGGAACTTTACCGTCTCGCGGTAATAGATCAGGCCACCCACGCCTCCTGAGCAGCCGTGTTCGGCGACGTCTTTGATCAGGAAGATATCGTCTCCCTCCTGTTTGTATAACCATTCTTTGATTTTCATCAGTGGTGCCTCCCCAGTCGCGAGGTTACTGCAGGATGCTTCCGGCCCTCGAAATCAACATGCAACATGTTAGCCTCATGTCGCGTGCACCAGGCTTGAAACCCCCATTGAGTCCAGCCCACTTCAATGGCTGCGTATTCTCTTGGGCTCGTGTTGTCAGGTAATGAGTCGAGGCATTTCTTGCAATGTAAGAATGCAACGATATTGTTCTTGGCCATCGTGTCAACGGATGGCTGTTTCTTTCTTTTCAGATTTTTCTTTTTCATAAAGTCCTTTCACTTCTAGAGGCCAAAGAATACAGGATTATGCAGCCCTCAAATCTGCTGCCCAGTTTGCTCTTTGGCCTCAAGGTCGACTTTATCCCACCCAGATGGGATTGTCAAATGAATTAATTTTCACGAGAGCTTCCTGCTGCACAGGAGTCCAGATCCTGATGCTTAAAACACGGAAACTTCAACCTGTTTCCAACCTAAACGTAGCGTGAATACACAGAAGCCACGCCCACCACGCTGCTTCCCAGAGGATCTCCGGAAGATGGTACAAGCTTGGTGCGAGAAACGAGATACGGGCGTAGAAAGGCGCGAGGCGTGTCGAAAGGAAATGATTACACGCCTCACGCAACCTTGTCATACCTAACAAACAGGCTGCAGTCAAGCGCACGGCTCTCCTGAGCCCCCAGCCCAGAAGACTCGCCGGGTCAGCTGTTCTTAACGTAGAACGTAGCGTAAAACGGAGGAGCTTCAACGAGGCAGCATGCTGCATCCTGAGTCCTTCCCAGAGCTCCGGGATCTTGGCCTTAAACGTAAGCGTGGAACGAGACGGGGGACGAGGAACGGCGCACGAGGTTCTGCCGGAGGCAGAACCTGCAGCTCCCAGGGCTCGGGAGCCTAGAGGCCTGAGCGTAACATGCGTGAAACGAGGAGACGTAGCGTAGCCTCAGTGTCCTCTCCCTCTGCGAGAAGAGTCAAGGTTCTCGAATCACGGATCTCGAGAAGTTTAAGACCTCTCTGCAAGAGGGTCTTAACCAAGATAAATGCGTGACCACCCGCTGCATTATGATCTAAATGCCAATTGATCTGAAACTTAGATAAGTTATAATTCTTGCGATCATTTGATTTCAATTCACACCAAAAAGATTTTCCATTTTTAATTCCATAAACATCAGGAATACCATTAATAGTATTAGATTCTACGCGAAATATTTGACCATCTTTAAAAACTTTTTTAAGTCTCAACCATAATTTACTCTCGCGATTTTTTGCCATCTGATTTAAGTCAAGTTATTTCTAAATCCATAATTAAAAGACATTGTTATTCGAGGTTTATCAGTCAAGTTAGGTTCCACATAATGAGTAGTATCAGCCCCAAACAAAAGATACACACCATTTTGAGGAGTATATATCCATTGACCAGAATTTAATGCATTGTGCTTAGTGACTTCATTTTTATAGAGCAGAGCACCTAAAACATTTGGATTTTCAAAAATAGTTCTTCCCTGTTGCTCTGTTGCTTGAATATAGTAAACACCTGAAAATATAATTCTATGATTGTCAAATAACATATGATTATGAGGTTTATTCATATGTCCTTTACCATTAACATTAAACCAATAAGCCAAAAGATAAGGAGATTTTTTGAGATGAAGGAGACGCTGCAGGGACTTAGCATCTTCATCAATAGATTCAAACACAGGCTTCACAGACGCAACGGGTTTGTAATGTGTCTCACTTTGCCATCCCCCAATAGCAGAAATAATTTCTTGAATCCCTTGTTTTTTTAAATTTAACGCATATCTAGCTGCGTTTTTTGATTCAACCTTATTAGTAACTAAATAACTTTTAAATATTTCATGAATCGTACTACTATGCACTTTCATATCTTTTTAATTTTAGATATCACACAATTTGGAATAAGGGTAGCGTTTCCAATCTCATCAATCTCCCCAGACTTTTCATTCTTTAACGCATAGTCCCCAAAAATTCTAGTTAAGCCCTTAGACTGAGAAACTAAATGACCTTTAGTCACACAGGGAGCCAGCTTAGCATTCTTAAAAGACTCAATGGATTGCCAACCTGAATCAGACGTAATATCCACCCAATGTACTTCAACCATAGGATACTTATCTATTTCTCTTTTAGCCCGTTTATTTACAAATTTCTTTTTCATTTAATCTCGTAACACATAAAACCATCCGACCATTGACCTTTAACCCACACATCAAACGCGATGGACAGTCTATCATCAGCAGCCAAATTTTGTTGAACAGAATGTTTAAGAAAGGCAGGAAAGAAAATCAATGTTCCCTCTTTTTGTGGAAAGTTTATTGTTGGAGAATTACTTTCATTTGCCTTATCAAATAATATACCAATTGTAGATTTAAAAACTCTTTCATTTTCGAATGGATCATGCAAAATTAAATTACCACATTGTGGAGGAGTCTGTAGATAATACACACCACTATAAACTGCATTAGAATGATAATGCTTGGGTGCACCACTCTTTATGGGATGTCTGTTAACCCAACTACGCTGAATAAAAAATTTAAAGTTATTTTTAACACCAAGCTGATTATACATTACGTCCTCTAAGTTTTTCATAATGACAGCTTTAAGATCTTTAAACCTGAGATGCCCAAAATATTTCTATTGAGAGTAGTCAACCCAGTTTCATCTAGATTTCTAATTTCATTATTAACTGGATAGGGCTCATATTTTAATGTCTTAATAAGCTTTAGCCATTTAGGTTTAACCGGTATTTCATTAACCGAAAGAGAAATTCCAAAAATATTAGTGTGTCTTAACATTTACATCCCCCACTGAAGTAACAAGATTAGAGTTATGTACCTCATTTAAGACCTGAATGAAAGAACCAAAATCACCCTGTTTTAGTAATTTTTTCTGGCGTGATGTTAATGATGTCTTTGCTTTCCCCGATTTTTTGTTCGAGCTCTGACAATCTTTTTTCCAACGCTTCACGAGACATGCCCTCCAAACCTATGTGTTTAACTTCTCTTTTATCTACATAGAAACCAGCCATTTGGCCTTTTCTAAATTCAGCATTAATTGCTGCAGTGTACTGTCCTTTATTAGCTGCAGACTTTTGAAGTTCTTCAAAGTTTTTATAACTCCTAAGTTTGTCTTTCTCGTAAATTGCTAACTCTTGTTGTAATCGTTTCTCCATATATCTACATACATGTGGATTCAAAGCAGGATTTGTTAACCTACTAGCCGTCTCCATCGGGCCTTCTTTTTTCTTTGAGACATATCCAGCTTGTCGAGCTGCTTCAGTCTTAGAGATCTTACCCCAATTCTGTACCAAAATATCAACAAATGATTTTTGTTTTTGAGTAAGCTCCGTTATTGTTTTTAATTCATTTCTTTTTTTAGGCATATTTCATTCTTAACCAAAACTGTATACTAAACCTTTGTTTAATAAAAGGTTGCTTCTTTCCTGTTAATCGTTTAACTGCATGCGAAATATAGCCTGGAAATAAAACCAAACTATTATGTTGCATCGGTATTTCTATTGTACCACTATCTTGGATTAGTAGACTACCCCCCTTTAAAGGGCAACGCTCAGAGATATTAAGATTAAAGGTAAACATCTCATTATCCTTATGCCAATTGTAATATTGCTCAGCATTATAAGCAATTATGTGGATTTTATGATCAAATCTTCTCTCATGTAAGAAGTTAAATACGTCATTATCATCATTACGTATAAAAGCAAAAAGTCCCTCATGCATAAACCATTCCCTTAATCCCTCGATAGCAGGTAAATCAATATGGGTATTATGATCCCAGCTTTTCCAGAAATCAGTTGCTCGACAGTATTGTTGTTTTCCCTTCATATTTCCATCTTTGTGACGCCAATGGGGTATACCAAACTGGTGCTGGTTGGCTTCTAGTTCGTCATAAAGTTGATTACAATATTCAGCTGGTAGAAAATCCGAACACCCTATAACATTCGGAGAAATCGATTTGTATTCCATATTCCTACATACCCTACTTCTAGAAAAAAGAAAAATATTTTTTCAATTTCTAAGTGAAAAGTTCCGGATTTTTCCTGAAAAATAGGAATTTTTCCTAGTTTTTTCCTAGTTATTTTCGTCTAGAAGTGTTGATATTACTGTGTTTTTCCTACTTTCCTAGAAATATTGTCCTTACAAAAAAAGATTTTATTTTTTATTTTTCTAAGTGACAGGTATTGGGAAACAGGATATAACTGAAATAGGATTCAGGCGACGGAGTTATTCGGATAAGTCCTGATAGGCTGGTGGATGGGAGACTTGAAGCCAGCCACCCTTTTTCTAACTATCAACCTGCCCACGGCAGGCCTCCCGTAGTTAGTTTTATTCATAGTTAGATCCGGAAGTTTAGGCTGCCGGGTCTAACTTGATTAGAATGATTCTAAACTAGCGCCGTGTTCCGTGATTCTTTACTCTGATGTATTATGTTCGTAAGTTTTATCTTCAGCTGCACCCTTATCACAGTC